TTTTAACATATTCTTCTATAAATTGCAATCCTGCTTCGGTTAGCCTTAACCCGCCTTGGTCTTTGTTTCTAAAGCTGAACCAAAATACAGCAGAATATTTTTTGATGTTATCGTCGGAAGGATCAATGTTTGATACCTGTAAGAATACCCGTGTATAGGCATCCTTAGTATTCATTTATTTTACCTCTTCGCCCGAGGTCAGTTTATATACAGCGAAGTCTGAAGTCTTAAAGAGCTTGTTTAACTTTTTGGCGAGATTATATGCATGACCAGGATTTGAAAAACTAACTTTTTTATATTTGGGTCCTGGATAACTAGCGACTAAACTTCCGCTTTTTAAATTAAAAGGTTGACCTTTATAGAATACAGCCCAGATGGCTTCGCTATCAAGGATCTGTTCTACTTTGAATGTTTCCTTGTTAGCGTATTCTAAAAGAATCTTCGGTTTTGGTCTACTCATAATATACGTGTTTCCTAATTAACCACGTATATATTTATATCTTTAGAAGCTTCCGCCGTCGAACTTAACGTCTATATTAGTAGTTGATTCTTTGATTTCGGCCAGCATTTGATGTATTTCTTGAACGGTTTTACCTAATTTGGATGTCAAGATGGCTAATTCTGCGGTTAGGTCTTTTGCCTCTTGTATAGTAATCCTAATTTCTTTTTGTTGACTTCTATCAGCTGCTACTACCTTTTGTATGAGTTTTTCAACGCTGGGAAGATTAGTAGGAAGATTATTTTGAGACATTTGACAGCACCTGTTTCATCTCAAACTCGGTTTTAAAAGGACCTTTGAATTCATAACGTTGTAGAGTGATGAGCTTAGGACAAAAACTCTTCACCCATCCTTTTTCAAATCTGATTGTATAGTAGCCGGCACAATATAAACTTTTTGAGTCGCTGCTTTTTGTAAACAATGGTAGTTTTCTTTTTACATCATATAAAGGATTATGAGGAGCGGTGCTGGTAGGAAAGCCATGAACTTCGTTCGGTTCTGAATTATCTGCTTCTTTAACGATCTTAACAACAAAAAAGTTTTTTCCAAACTCTCGAGTTAGACTTTCTTTTGTTTCATAAATCTTAACACCGTCGTGATTACTCATGACGAACCGATCGTCTTCGTTTTTTCTAAGAGTCGCGACCTTTTCTCCATTTTCTTCAACGATCCAAAATTTATCTTGAATGATCGGTTTAGCGTGTAGCTCTGTCATAATGTTCTCCCAACATGTGTCTGTTTTTGATTCACAGGTATCTTTAAACTGACAGGTCCTGTTCTTCTTTGATAATATATCTAGCATTCAATGGCTCCGCATAACTCTGTGCCTGTTCTGCGATCTTTTTAAGATCGTATAAGTGACAGAATTTCATTAGTCTAATTCCTACTTGACTGATATTCTTATTAGAACCAGTCGCTTCGGCAATAGTGGTAAAAATAATTTCTTTGATATGGTCTGGTTGATAACTTAAATCAATAAGTCGACGATTGCGTTCGTAATCTTCTAAGACACGATGTTCTTTGCCTTCGTGGTCAGTCCATCTCTGAAGCATGAGATTGTTCCACGCAAATCCTTTGCTTTTACGATCTTCGAACGCTTCAGCAAGACCCACTTTTTTGCTTGTGCCTTTAGTGCGAACACCCGGATACGCTGAGAAGACATTATCACTGGTATCACCACGCATACATTTCTCGAACAAGAGCCATTCTGGATCGGGTGCTGCTTTTGCTTCTTTTGTCTTTTTGTCGATAACTGGTTTACCTTTGTCATCGAAGATTCCTTCGTGTGTAATAACATGTTCCATCACACCATTGTATTGTTTTACATTGGGTGCGATAAGTTGCACAAAATCTGTGTCTGTGCTGATGATAACGTGATTATCTTCCGGATGACTCTGTATCCATCCTGCTATAAGATCATCTGCTTCTAATTGATCGTGACGTAAAACTGTGCAATTAGTTTTGTCTTTGACAAATTCTTTGAAAGTATCAAAGGCTTCCCAGAACACACGGTCTTCTTCCTGTTCGTGTTCATTTAAAGCAGCACGAGCATCACTGCGATTGCGTTTATAAGGCTCATAGTAGTCCTTACGCCAAGATCTGCCTTCTAAACAGAAGATAACATGACTGCCGTTGAACTGCTGCCATGCTTTACGAATAGAGTTTAGGGTTATATGGAATGCCATGCCGAGCTTGATATCGGCATCGCCGTTAATAACATGTCTAGCACGAAAGAACGTGTTAGCAGTATCAACTAAAATATATGTCATTGATTGTTCTTCTTTACACTCTGTATGTCCAAAGATCCTGTTTCCACAGGACCACCATAATCGCCATCGACTACAACGTTGGCACAAAGCTCACGGAACCAGCGATCAACAATTTCTTCATCATTATCACCTTCTACACCGTAACCTTCTTGCTTTAATTGTAGCACAAAATGTTCGTTCCAGTCAAGTTCAAAAAAGCCATTACGAACATTCTCTTTGTTTACATGGGTATTTAACACCCCAACCCATGGCTCTTTCTTCCGAGTAGCTCGATCTTTAGGCGACAATTTAGCCATTTCTTGCTCTTGAGCAATTTCTTTTAGACTTTTTTCAGCTTCTTCTTTTAATTTGGTAGCTTGTTCTAAAGCCTGACGGGCTTCTTCGATATTGGCTTCGATCTTATCCAAACCAAACAATTTTTTTATGATTTTCATTTTTTAACCTCTAATATAATATTTCGGATCAATAGCATAACCTTCTTCTCCGAATAGTTTCTCTGCCCATCCTAATACTTCTTCCTTGTTTATAACACTGCCCCATTTATCCCAATTTCTTTTCCCTGCTATAAAATCACTTTGATGATTTTCGTGATCGGGTAAATCGACATTACTTAATACTTTTTTTAAATTCTCTATGTTTTCATCAATATCTTCGTAATGGATTTCCGTAAAAGATTTAAATTTTTCTTTAAATGATTCGGCACCCTTTTCTAATTGCTCTCTCATCCAGAAATATAAATGAAAAGATTCTCTTGTGATGTAAAATTTTGGATCGCTCTTGATCCATTCCTTCCAACTTTCTTCGTGATCTTTATAAAAATTAAAAGTAAATTCTGGATTTTGCATAGCTGTGAGCATACTAATCGCTTGTGCAAATTTATCTTTTCTTTTTAGTAGAATAGCGTCATAATTAGAAAGGTCTTCTATTTTACTAAGTTCGTGTAAATGAACCAACCAGGACAATTTTATTACAGAAAAGTTGTCTTTAATAACGCTGTCAATTTTTGTTACTTTGTCTTCTGGTGATCTATAATAATGTTCGTGCGAAGGGGTAATCTTATATTTTTTTTCAATTGATAAAACTAAATTATCTACTAGATAATTTGAACCTGATCTAAGACCAGTTAATACAACAACTTTTTTCACAATATCCTTCCCCAACTTACTTTATTCCAAATTCTTTCATGTATATAATACAATATTGTATTGGATATCATCTGTATTATACCAATAACACCGGCTATCGCTAAATTTCCTGTCATTATATATGCTATAAGAAATGTTGCACTACTACCGGTGATGCGCCAACTAACCGTTTTAACAATACTTCTTAACGGTTTTTCACTCAAGACCCATGCTCCTACGAATATTGGTAGCACTTATGCTGTGAGTTTCTTCATCGAACACTTCTTGTTCTATTTTATATCCAACATCTCTACCGTAGGTAATGTTTACGATATTAGGAACAACTTGAATTTCGTATTGACCTTGATACAGTGGATCTAAGTCTCTGCGTATAAAACTTTTTACCTGTTCGACGGCAAAGGGATTACTACCGTTCCAGCCTTGGCAATCACGGATCATAATGCAAACTTGACCAGTTTTAGCGATGGCACGTTCGAACAAGGCACGATGCCCGGCATGCCAAGGTTGCCAACGACCTAGCATTTGAACTGTTTCTTTTTGCCAATCGAAAGTAGGTCGCCGACGGTTGTCAATAATATGTTCTCCAACAAACTCGCACCACTTTTCTGCATTTTGTTCTATGACACGAAAGTCGTAGACATCGGGTGGAGTAAACATCTTATTGGTATCCTCGAATCGACCTTTTTCGATAGTGTCAATCCAAATAGTCCAATCTGCTTTAAAATTGTTACGCATTTCTGGTAAAGGTGCTACAAAGTCTACTATGCAAAAGTCTGTATTACTAGTATCTGCTAGCTCACGCATACGGTGACTTTGACGAATACGACCCTCGACACTGAAGTCCCAGTCATTATAATGTCTTCGAACTTCGTCAGCATTTAACCAACCTACAGTCTTTCCTTGACTTTCGAGATAGGATTTCAAGCGTTCAGCAAAGTAAGTCTTGCCTGCACCCGGCAGTCCCATAATTAAAATTCTTTTTAACATTAAGTTCCCCACTCATTTTTAAACAAAGGAACCTGTAAGCGATCTGAATAGCGCAGTCCGTTCTTCATGGCTAGTTCCGCTACGCGGCGATTATTTAATGTATAAACGCTCTCCACACCACCTACAGGCATCAAATATACAGGACCAGTAAATCCTTCTGCACGATAAATGTCCGCAGTTTCTAATGCTTCTTCTGCATCTTCTTCAGTGGCTACAACAAATTTAAGATATGTATATCCGACTTCTTCGTATTCGCAAACAATGTCGGGTCGAATAGCTTCGTGTCTTTCCTCACCACTGCAACTTAGTTTAGCACTCACAGAGAAAGTTAATTTGTGATAATCTCTATGATCTAATCCCCATGTAATCAGATATTCTTTAAATTCTTTTGATAATTTTTGAGTTCCGTTCGTTTCAAAAGTAATCTCTTTAAGCCCTGCCATTTTGGGATGATTTAACAAATCTGGATAAGCACGTTGCCAACCTAGTAACGGC